GTACTGGTAAGAGGTATCGCTATGCTCAGAAAAGTTAAACTTTACGGAGAATTAGCTGACTTTGTAGGTCATAAAGAGTTAGATGCTGTAATAAATTGCACTGCCGATGCTATACGTTTTCTAATCAGTAACTTTCCACATTTAGAAGCACATATGGCTAATAGAAATTATCAAGTGCTTGTTGATGATTATCAAATAGGAGAAGAAGACATACATAATCCAATAGGACAATCTGATATTAGTATTGTGCCTGTAATTATTGGTGCTGGAGGTAGAGGAGGTTTAGGAAAAATATTATTAGGAGCAGCGTTAATTGGATTATCTTTTTCTGGAGCAATATTTTCAAATCCTGTAAATTTGGTTGGCAATACTATTGGAATTGGAGCAAAAACAGTGGCTATGTTAGGAGTATCCTTGGCTCTTCAAGGTGTAACTGAAATGTTATTTCCTCTACCTGAACCAAAAGATTTTACTAATGAAGAAGATCCACGGATATCATTTAGTTTTTCTGGTGTTCAAAATACATCTAGGGCTGGTACTTCTCATCCTATTGCTTATGGTGAGATAGTAACAGGATCAGTTGTAATCTCTGCTGGTATTGACACTAATCAGGTACAAGCATGACAGATAAAATTATTAGAGGTTCAGGTGGCCCTCCTCCTAGTCCTCCTCAACCATCCAGAGCACCTGATACTTTAAACAGTAGGCAGTTTGCTTCGATACAAGATTTATTATCTGAAGGTGAAATAGAAGGTTTTGCTACTCCATCTAAAGCGGGATTAACAAAAGGAACTACAGCTTATAACAATGCGGCATTAAAAGATATATTTTTAAATGATACTCCTATTCTTAACTCTAGTGCCAGCAACACTAATCCACAGACCTCTGATTTTAACTTTCAGAACGTAGGATTTACACCTCGTTTTGGAACTTCAAACCAAGAGCATATTCCTGGTATTGAAAGTAGTCAATCAACAACTAGTGTAGGAGTTACTGTAACAACTTCTTCTCCTGTTACTCGTCAAATAACAAACACTGATGTTGATGCAGCAAAGATAACAATAACATTTCCACAATTACAAAAAGCCACAGATCAGGGAGATTTACTTGGTTCAACCGTTGATCTAAAAATACAAGTTCAATATAACGGTGGTGGTTATAACGATGTTTTGTCAGACACGATTACAGGTAGAAGTGCTGATGCGTATCAAAAAGAATATAGAGTAAATTTTACAGGTGCTTTTCCAGTAGACGTAAGAGTTGTAAGAATTACAGCAGACAGCACATCATCACAATTAATAGATGCTTTTACTTGGACAAGTCTTGGTGAAATTGTTGATGATAAACAAAGATATTTAAATAGTGCTTATACCAATTTGAGAATAGATTCTGAGCAGTTTAGTTCCATACCAAAAAGAGCTTTTCGTATTCGTGGTGTAAAAGTAAGAATACCAGGAGCAGGTGCATCCAGTTCTGGCACACCTACTGTTGATTTACAGACAGGAAGAATTATTTACCCAAGTGGATATATTTTTAATGGAACTATGGGTGCTGCTGTTTGGTGCTCATGCCCTGCGATGATACTTCTTGATTTATTAACTACTGAAAGATATGGATTTGGAACACATATTACAGACAGTAATTTAGATTTATTTAGTTTTGTGGCAGCTAGTAGATATGCAAATGAATTAGTAGACGATGGATTTGGAGGACAAGAGGCTAGATTTAGTTGCAATGTAAATCTACAAGGATCTATGGAGGCATACACACTAATAAATGAATTAGCTGGTGTTATGAGATGTTTTCCAATATGGTCTGAAGGTTCCGTAACTATTACACAGGACAAACCAACAGATCCAAGTTATTTATTTAGTTTGGCAAATGTTGGTGAAGGTGGGTTTTCTTATTCTGGTAGTAGTTTAAAACAAAGACATACTGTTATCTCTGTTAGCTATTTTAATATGGATAGCAGAGAGATAGATTATGAGGTTGTAGAAGATATTGCTGCACAAGCCAAGCTAGGAATTGTGAAGAAAGACGTAAAAGCATTTGCTACAACCTCCCGTGGTCAGGCTCAAAGATTAGGCAAAGCAATATTATTTAGTGAGCAAAACGAATCAGAAGTTATTAGTTTTACAACATCAATAGATGCTGGTGCAATCGTAAGACCTGGATCTGTTATTTCTGTAAATGATCCTGTTCGTGGTGGAGAAAGAAGATCAGGAAGAATAAATGCAGCAACTACAACACAGATAACAGTTGATAATGTAAAAGATTTATCTACTTTTACTGGTACTAATAAAAAATGTAGCGTCATATTACCTGATGGTACGGTTGAAACTAAAAATGTTATTGGACTTGTTGGTAGTGTAATTACATTAGATTCAGCATTATCTGCAACACCAAATGTAAATGCTATATGGTTATTACAAAGTTCCACTTTAGAAGCACAAACTTTTAGAGTTATATCTGTTGAAGAACAAGATGGAATTAATTATGCAATAACAGCACTTACTTATATTGACGGCAAATATAATAATATTGAACAAGGTATAAGTTTAACAACAAGAAACATATCTTTATTAAACGAACCTAAAAACCCACCTTCTAATTTACAGGCATCTGAAAGAATTGTTGTTATAAATGCTTTGGCTGTTTCAAAGTTAATTGTTTCTTGGGTATCTGTAACAGGTGTAAGTCAATATCTTGTTCAATATAGATTTAATAATACAAACTGGGTAAGTGAAATTGTTTTCAGACCTGACTTTGAACTTTTAAATACGGAAGCTGGTACTTATGAATTTAAGGTATTTTCATATAATGCTGCATTAAAACTATCTGCTACATCTACAGATTTAACTTTCAACGCAATAGGTAAAACAGCACCACCTCAAGATGTACAAAATTTAACAATTGAACCTATTACTAATAAATTAGTACGTCTAAATTGGTCACAATCGGTAGACCCTGATGTTATACATGGTGGTCGTGTTTATGTTCGACATAGTAATTTAACAGATGGCAGCGGAACATTTCAAAACTCTATAGATTTAATTACTGCTTTAGCTGGTAATACAACAAGTGCTGTTGTACCTAGTTTAGAAGGTGAATATATTTTAAAATTTCAAGATGACAATGGTAACTTTTGTGTTGGTGAAACAAGTATTATTCAAGATTTGCCTGATTTAACTGATACACAAATTATATTGCAAGATAGAGAAGATTTAGATAGCCCTGCATTTCAAGGACAAGATACTAATACAATATTTAATACCACAACTAGTGCATTGCAGCTTACTGATCCATCAGTTGTAAAAACAGGAGTTTACACTCAATCTGGTACAACCATAACTGTTAATCTGCTTAGTAATCATGGTATAGCCGTAGGAGAGACTTTAAACTTTAGATTTACTGCTGGCACTGCTAAAAGTGGATTATATACTGTTACAGCGACTAATACTCCCAGCACTTTAGTTATTATTTCAGATACTAGTGCTAGTCAAAGTGGTACTGTATCTGTAGATAGAGGCTTAAGAGGTGAATATGCCTTTAAGGACATATTAGATTTAGGTGCTGTATTTTCTCTAGACTTAAAAAGAGTTGTTCGTTCTATTGGTTTTAACGTAGGAACAGATATTGAAACCATTATCCCTGCTGGATCTTTGTGGGATGATTATGCAACTGATGGTAATTTTGACGGTCCGCTTGCTGATAAAGTTAATGTTCAAATTCAAGTTGCCTTAAGCCAAACTGCTAGTGGTAGTTTTGGTGCATTTAATAATTTTTCAAATGGCACATTTAAAGCAAGAAGATTTAAATTTAAATTGCTTTTAGAAACACAAAGTACAACGCAAAATATGAATGTACAGCAAGCAGGTTATACAGCATTATTTGAATCAAGAACAGAAAGAAATTACCAAACTGGTGGTACTGTATCAACAGCACCACAATCATCTGGTACATCATCCTCAGGTAAGGATATAGTTTTTGGTTCACCTTTCTTTACAGGTACTTCTGTACTTGGTGGTTCAACTACTGCCTTTTTACCCTCTATTGGTGTAACTATAGAAAACGCACAATCAGGCGATTTCTTTACAATTACTAATGTTAGCGGTACAGGTTTTACGATAACTATCAAAAACGGTGTTAATTTTGTTGATAGGTCTTTTACTTTTTCTGCTGTAGGATATGGTAAAGGAGTGTAATATGGGAGAAAGTATTATTTAGATGGCTCAAGTATCAGATTATAATATTGCCAATGCGTCAGGAGCCAGCGTCAGAAGTGACCTCAATGCTGTCTTTCAAGCAATACAAACTTTGAATAGCGGTGGTAGTGATCCGTCAAATCCATTGGCATTTATGCCTTATGTTGATACAGCAGATAGTAATAATTTAAAAATAAGAAATGCAGCAAATAATGATTTTGTTACTGTTGGTTCGATTAATGAAGCAAACTTAGGCTTATTACCTAAAGCTGGTGGTACAATGACAGGCCAGTTATTAGGTGATGATGCTTCTGGTGCTACATCCCCAGCATATTCTTTCGATCAGGATTCTGATACAGGAATGTTTAGATCGGCTGCTAACAATATTGGTTTTTCATCAAATGGAAATCATGCGGTAGACATTCATCCGAGTGGTCTGACTATTCGTGCCGATGCTTCTGGCTCTAATAGAACTTTGCGTTTAGCTGATGGAGATAACTCGCATCATGTAGCTCTTGGTGCACCACAATCTGTAAGTGCAAACATAACTTACACATTACCAGCAGCACCGACAGATGGGGCTTTTTTACAAACAAATGCCTCAGGAGTTTTAAGTTTTTCTGTTATTGAAGGTGTACCAACCGGTGCTGTATTTTGCATAGCAGTAGCTACTGTTCCTACTGGTTATTTAGAATGTAATGGTGCAGCAGTTAGTAGATCAACATACTCTGCATTATTTGCAATTATTGGTGTTCAATATGGTGCTGGTAACGGTTCATCTACTTTTAACTTGCCAGATTTACGAGGTGAATTTGTAAGAGGTTTTGATAATGGCAGAGGTGCTGACAGTGGAAGAAATATTGGTTCTGCACAATCTGCTGCTAATGCTGATCACAATCACTCTATAAGTCTTTCTGGTACAACTAGTACTAAATCATTGACTGGTAGTGTTGGTAAAATTTCTGAAACTTTTGAGGTAGATGGTACTGTTAGTGGTATTTTTTCAAAACAAAGTGTTTCAGCTAACAGAACACCAATAACATCTGATTTTAGTGGTGCTGGTCAATTCTCAATAGACGCTTCGCACAATCATACATTCTCTGCTTCCGGCACTTCTGGAAGTCAAGGTTCAGAAGCAAGACCACGCAATATTGCTATGATGTATGTAATTAAAATTTAGTTATGGCAGTTAGTCCTGGAACATATAATTTTACTGTACAAAGAAGATCAGATCATGACATTCAGTTGGTTTTCAAAGACTCTACTAGCTCTGCAATTAATTTAACTGGCTATACTGTGGCAGCACAAGTTTGGGATGAATCAAGATCAAATAAATATGCTGATTTTGCTGTTGCTTATACCAACAGAGCTACAGGAACAGTAAACATTTCATTAACAGATACGCAGACCGCTACATTTAGCCCAAATATTTTAGAATATGATGTTTTACTTACCAACCCAGCAGGTTTAAAAGAATATTATTTACAAGGTAAAATATATGTATCCGAAGGTTACACAGCATGAATACTGTAACTATTACTGAACAAAAAAATACGGTTACTGTTAACGAAACTACTAATACAGTAACGATTACGCAAGGTGATGCAACTGTAGTTCAAGTTGTAACTGAAGGACCACAAGGGCCAGGATTTCCTTTAACTTTAGATGATAGTGCTAAAGTTGATAATTCAGTTCTGTACTATCAACAATCTAGTGGTAAGGTTATATTAGATAATAACGTCACCACACTAAAACTCGTTAATGGGGGCAACTTTTAAAAATGGCTAACACTATTCGTATTAAAAAAAGAGCAGCTAGTGGGTCGGCTGGTGCACCTACAAGTTTAGCTCCATCAGAATTAGCTTTTAATGAAAATGATCTAAAACTATATTATGGTTTTGGTGATGATGGTTCTAATGCTGCAACTTCAATAATTCCTATCGCTGGTGCTGGTGCATTTTTTAATAAGACAGACACAAGAAGTGCAAATGCAATATTAGCTGGCCCTACCTCTGGATCTGCTTCTGCACCTACGTTTAGAAGTTTAGTTGCTGCTGATATTCCTTCGATAGCCCATACAAAAATAAGTGATTTTGATGCTGGTGTAAGAACTAATAGATTAGACCAAATGGCTGCCCCAACTGGTAGCGTGTCTGCAAATAGCCAAAAAATAACAAATTTAGCTGACCCTACTGCTGATGCTGATGCTGCAAATAAAGGTTATGTAGATGGAGTCGCACAAGGGCTTGATATCAAAGATTCTTGTACTGCTGCTACTACAGGCAATATAACAATCGCAACTGCATTAAATAACGGTGACACTTTAGATGGAGTTACTCTTTCAACTAATGATCGTGTATTGGTTAAAGATCAAAGTACTGCATCAGAAAATGGTATTTATAAAGTTGGTTCTTCACCAGCAAGGGTTGATGACTTAGCCACTGGTGCTGATGCCGCAGGTGCATTTACGTTTATAGAAAAAGGAACTGTTAATGGTGATAATGCTTTTGTTTGTAGTTCTGATAAAGGTTCAGCAGTCGTAGGCACAAATAATCTTACTTTTGTTCAGTTTTCTGGTGCAGGCCAAATTATAGCTGGTGATGGAATTGATAAATCTGGTAATACACTTTCTGTTGACCTAAAATCAAACGGTGGTTTAGTAATTGAATCAACTGAAATTGCTGTTGATCTTGGTGCTAGTTCTATAACAGGGACATTAGCTGTATCTGACGGTGGTACAGGAAGTGCGACTGCCTCTGGTGCAAGAACAAATCTTGGTCTAGTGATTGGCACAGACGTAGAACCGCATAGCGATAAGCTAACAGAGCTTGCGACTATGAACCAAAATACTGCTGAATCTTTAGCAGATTTAACAAATACAGAAGTTCAAATTCTTGATGGAGCAACAGTAACTACTACCCAATTAAACAGATTAGATGCAACATCAAGTGTACAAACACAGTTAGATAATAAACAACCTTTAGATGCTGACCTTACCGCTTTATCTAGTTGCCAATCTGGTGCTGCTGCTGCTTTAGCTCTATTAACATCTACAGAAGTTGCTATTCTTGATGGTTGTACATCTACAACTGCTGAATTAAACATATTGGATGGTGTTACAAGTACAACTGCTGAATTAAATATTTTAGACGGTGTAACATCTACAGCTACAGAAATAAATGTTTTAGATGGTATTACATCAACAACTTCTGAATTAAATATTGTAGATGGTAACACTTCAGCTACATCAACAACTCTAGCTACAGCAGATCGGTTTGTTTGCAATGATAACGGTACAATGAAACAAGTTGCTTTATCCGATTTAGTTACATTTTTAGAAGATGGTTCGACAAGTGGTTTTGATATAGATGGAGGAACTTACTAAAATTCAACCATAAGGAGGTAAGTCAATGTCTAATACAATAAAATTAAAAAGAGGAAGTGGTAGTGACCCAAGTGCCAGTGATTTAGTTTTAGGCGAATTAGCTATAAGAACTGATAATGGAAAAATATTTTTAAAAAAAGATAATGGGTCTGTTGCTGAAGTATCAGGCGGTGGTATTACTGATGGTGATAAAGGAGATATAACTGTCAGCAATAGCGGTGGTACTTTTACTATTGATAATAATGCTGTCACTTTTGCAAAAATTCAAGATATTCCACAAAACAGGATATTAGGTCGTGTAGCAAGCGGGTCTGGTGATGCAACAACACTAACTGCGGCAAATGTTAGAACAATGATAAACGTAGAAGATGGAGCTACAGCAGATCAAACAGCTAGTGAAATTGTTGCTCTTATAGCTGACCAGACTATTGCTCCTTCTGAAATAGATATGGAGGACAATGAAAAGATAAAACTTGGTAATAGTGATGACTTACAAATTTATTTTGATGGAAGCCATAGTCAAATTGAAAGTAGCACAGGTAATTTAAGAATACTAGCTGATGGTTCTGGTGAATTAGTACTTACATCAAAAGCTGGTGAAGAAGCTATTGTTTGTGCTCAAGATGGTTCTGTTGAGATAATGCACGACAACAGTAAAAAATTTGAGACACTTTCATCAGGCATTAAAGTTACTGGTGATGCTTCAACTGGATCAATTATACAAGGAGATCTTAGATTCAAAAAAGCTGGAGAAGGTACAACTAGAATTCAGTGGAGAGGTGACGAGGGAGATATTTTATTTACTGATAACTATAAAGCCTCGTTTGGAACTGGTGCAGATTTATCAATTTTTCATGACGGCTCAAACTCTTACATTTCAGAGCAAGGTACAGGTGGTTTAATTCTTAAAAGTAATAATATTGATTTTACAAATGCTGCACAAAATGAATTTATGGCAAGATTTTTTGAAGACTCTGCTGTTGAACTTTATTTTAATGGCACTAAAAGAATTGAAACAAATGCTTCTGGTTCAGTTACAACTGGCGTTCACTCTGTAAGCAATGGAATACTTGAATTAAAAGCTGCAATAGCAACTTCACATACAATAACTACAGATTACAATGCCATAGCAGTTGACCCTACCATAAATAGCGGTGTAACTGTTACTGTGCCATCTGGTGCAGTTTGGGCTATAGTTTAATAAAAAACTATGGTTCTTAAACTAAATGGTACTAACTCTGTTTCTGAACCGGGTTTTGCTGGTGATGATACAGATACAGGTCTACAATGTGGTACGAATGAACTTAATTTAGTTACTGGTGGTACTGCTCGTGCAACTGTAGATACAAATGGTAGGTTAGGTGTAGGCACTACATCTATGAATAAATTACTGCATGTAAAAGGTGATAGTCCAGATGGTACTGTAGTGCTTGTTGAAGGAGCAACTGGTTCTAATTCTGCCGGCATACAATTTGAGCCAGCTACAGGTGATATATTTGAATACCAAGTTGCATCTGGTGGTAATTATGTATCTTATAACAGAACTGATAATAGACCAGACATATTTGTAAAACCAGATGGAGGCACAGCTTTTGGAGGCACTACAACTACAGGATTAGGAAGTCACACAGGTAATGCAAATGTTTGTACTTTTCACCACTCTGGAGCTACGTTAACTCAATATGGTGTTGTAGCCGGTTTTTATTATGACCGTTTAAACTTTACAAACTCACAGTATTACATTGTTAATAGTTCTGGTACTGGTGTTTATTTGGGTAATGGTTCAACAAGTTTTACAGCACATTCTGATGAAAGATTAAAAACAAATATTACTGAGCTAGACAGTATTAAAGCTTACGACCATGTAAAAACTGCAAGGGCAGCATCTTTTAAATGGAATGCAACAGGTTACCCAACAGATACAAAAATAGGTTTTATAGCACAAGATTGGGAGACAAATTACCCAGAAGTTACTAATACAACATCTGAAACAATAGATAGTGTAAGTAATCCAAAAGGTATACAATATACTGAAACGATACCTGTATTAATGGCAGCTTTAAAAGAAACAATTAAAAAATTAGAAGTAGCAGAAGCAAAAATAAGTACACTAGAAACAAAAGTTGCTACATTGGAGGCTGCCTAAATGAGTCAATTAAAGCTTGTACATAGTGGTGGTAATTCTGTAATACTTGCAACACCTTCATCAAATCCAGCGGCAGATAGAACAATAACACTACCTGATACAGCTAATGGGGAAATGTTGACCACAACTAACCCAAAAGAAGGGAATATTATACAAGTTGTTGGCAATATGGATGCAACTGTTGGTTCTGCTGGTTTTGCAACTACTAGCCTAACTTACGTTACAAATTCAGTTTTACCAAGCCAAGCAATAACACCTTCAAAAAGTAGCAGTAAAATTTATGTTAGTGCATTTATAGGTATGCAAAATGATGCAACAGGCCAATGTGAAAATACAATTTATAGAGCTATATCAGGCGGTGCAACTACAGAATTAAGTAGTGGCAATACTTACGGTTTAGTTTTTAAAGGCGGCTCAAATGCTGAGTGGGGATATGCTGGTGTGCAATTTATTGATGAACCTAACACAACATCTGAAGTGACTTATACTTGGTACGGTAGATCAGAAACTGGTGCTGGTATTTATTTACGACATCCTGGCAGTACTATTGCTATTACTTTATTTGAGATAGCCGCATGAATACACCTCCTATTGTTACAAAATACAATTCTATTTATAGGCTTTATACAGATGTTGTAAGTATTCAAGAAAAAGATGGAGTTTTTACAGCTTACGATAAAGATGGCAAAGAAGTTACTATTAATATGTCAGATGTAGATGCTGATTTTGCAAAGATTGATTATCAAAATAAAAGACATAAAGAATATCCAGATTGGAAAACACAAATGGACATGCAGTATTGGGATGCTATTAATGGTACAACTAAGTGGAAAGACCTTATAACAAAAATCAAATCAGACAATCCTAAACCATGAGTACAATAAAAGTTAATTCAATTGAATCTGCTACTGGTGGTGGAGTTGATGCAAAAATAGCTTCCGTCAATAGTGGTTCAATAGGCAATAGAAATCTTGTAATTAACGGAGCAATGAAATTTGCCCAACGCAGCGTATCGGCTACAGGAAAAACAGGTTCTGGTATTTATGCTACTGACCGTATGCTTGCAGACATAGGTAGTGCCGGTACATGGACTATATCTCAAGATAGTGAATCACCTGATGGGTTTTCTAAAAGTACAAAATTTCAATGTACAACAGCTAATTCTTCATTAGCAGCAGGGGCTTTTTTATTATTTCAATACAGATTTGAAGGACATGATGTACAGCCTTTAGCCAAAGGTACTTCTGGTGCAAAAACATTTACAGTATCTTTTCATGTTAGGTCTAATAAAACAGGAACATATATTTTAGGAGTTAATGATAGAGATAATACTAGAAATAATAGTAAACCCTACACAATTAGTGCTGCTAATACTTGGGAAAAGAAAACTATAACTTTTGAAGCAGACACTACAGGTGCACTTAATGATGATAATGGTGAATCTTTAAGGCTTGATTTTTGGTTAGGGGCAGGTACAAATTTTACAAGTGGTTCTGCTATTACAGGTTGGGAAGCTACTACAAATGCTAATCGTGCTGCAAATTTAAATGTTAATTTAGCCGATAACACCGCAAATAATTGGTATATTACAGGTCTGCAAATGGAGGTAGGCAGTGTAGCAACAGAATTTGAACACAAATTATATTGCCAAGAACTTGCTGCTTGCCAAAGGTATTATGAGTCTAATATGGGTCCGAATGGGCCAGTTACTACAACAGACGGTTCAATATCTTCACAATGGGCATATATGGGAAGTCAAGATAGTAACAGTTTATTAGCATCAACAGGCATAGTTTATAAAGCAACAAAAAGAGTACAACCTACAGTTACAATTTATAATCCAAGTAATACAGCCACTGCTAATAGAGCAAATTCAGAAGGTAATGAAAAAACCGTGACAGCAGTTTATGGAGGGATTAATGCTGCTGGTAGAGTTTATGTATCTGGATGTAGTGCTGGTGATTTTGTGACGTATAATTGGGAGGCAAGTGCAGAATTATGACAACTTATAAATTAATTAAAGACCCTAAATTTGGAGATATAAAAAGTGTTCTAAAAAATGATAGTTATCATGTGCCATTTGATACATCTAATGTAGACTATCAACAGTACCTTGAGTGGAAAGCACAAGGTAATACACCAGAGGAGGCTGATTAATGATTACACTAGAGCAAAAATTAGAATCTTTAAAAGCAGAAAGTTTACAAATTGGTAAAAATTATAATGAAGCTAAAGAAGTTGCTAGAAATTGTGAAAATAAACTTAGAGAACTTGCTGGTGGAATGAAAGTTTTAGAAGAACTTATTGCTGAACGTAATGCTACTGTTACTTTGAACGAGCCTGTTGAGGTATCGTAGCTCTATCTATTAAGCCATACATGACATAAAGTGGTGCTAATCCTATAATCAGGAAAAGTACCATAAATGTTATTGGTACGCTTGCCTTAATTAGTGCCTCTCTTATCATGTTTCAAAAAATAGCTAATGTTTTAAGTATCATTTCATTTGTAATGGTAGCTTCCATGACTGCCACAGGCGTAATAGGTTACAAGTATGTAACTTCAGAGCAGTTTAAATCAAAAGTAATGAATGAAATATTAGGTAATGTACAAGGTATGATGCCCAAATTACTAGATAATGGTTTACCTAAAGTGACAGGTCCATCCATGCCTATAATAAAATGAATGAATGGAAATACCTAATATAAGTATTCCCAATATTTATATTCCAAACGTACCAGAGCCTTATAATCCTCATTATTTACAGATAGCAAAGCCACCAAATATTGATGTTCCTGGTTGTACTTATCAACATCGTGATATAAAAAATACTGGTAATCGTAATTTATTAATAGAAGATCCGAATGGTGTATTTACAACGTGTGATTTTCCGTTTCCTAGTTTTGTACCTCTTGACTATACACCTGAAAATATGGTCATTACAGAAGAACCGCTTATCAATAATGAGCCACCGCCCTACCCAGAAACAGAGCAGCCAAATATTCCTCCATTACCT